CCGCGGAAGAACGGGCAGCCCAGGCCGAGGAGCTTAGGGAGGAGGCGGAAGCTTCCGATGATGTTCGTAGTCACGATGAGGGGGGCGAACCGGATCCTGAAGAATCGCCTGAAGAGGCCAAGAGTGATGCCGCGAAAGAAGAAGAGGAAGAGGAAAAGATCACCCTTGACCCCGCTGACTATCAATGTGTGTTATTAGAGCGCATCATGAAATTAAAAGATCAGCACGAGGCCCTGTCAGGTCCTTACCAAAAGCTCATTACGGTTGATACCAATGGTGACCCTGGAGATACTTTAAGTGTCATAAACCATGGCGGCCAAACGGCAGCCGTTAAAGAGATATTAAGTTTGTGCCCGGATATTCATGCGCTTCTTGTGCCTTATATAAAACTTTCTCGTGTGGACTATGACGAAAATGGAAAGCCTACTGGGGAAGAGCAGCCTCTGTCGATCCCTAACTTTGTAAGCCAACAAGATGTTGAAAGCATCATGTCTGGCGATAAAGGGCGCATTCCTGGGGCTGGCATTAAGAGCTTTTCTTGGACCCTCGAAGGTGTGCAGCCTGCAGAAGTTGATAACAACATAACAGCTACCCTGGTAGTGTGGTTTCAATCAGTGGGGGACTTCTTTCAGGGGGCTTCCCAAGCAGGCGATGTATACAGGACTCCTCACCCTGATGCTGGAAAGGCGAAGCCAAATTTCTTGGACCTTATTATTAATTCCCCCAGCATTAGAAAAAAGAAAAAGGCCTCAAGCCCTTCATCCAAGCCCAAGAAAGATTGTAAGAATGTTAAAAGTCGTCAGTATGATGGCGCCAACTTTCGGATTAAAGTTGTCGCAGGCTGGGCCACTCCGCCGAACTTAGAGAAAATTTATCCTGATCTTGCGGCGGACTCTCCGCACGACGACACCATGACTCGTGCCCAGGCCCTCCAAGAAGCCATTAAAGCAACCCGTGTTACCTTATTTTTACAACAAACGCGCCACGATATTGACTTCAAACAAAACGGGAGTCTTCAGTTGACAGTTAATTATCAGGCCAGCCTGACCGGAATCCTAACAGCGCCCAACTCCAATATCTTCGCGCCCGGGGAGAACGAGAATACTATTGAAGCCAAGCGGAAGAAGTTAGACACCTTTAAGGCCGAAGACGCAGACCGTAAAAAGGCGGACCAGCCAGAAAAATATGAGGACGAAATCGATGAGCTTTTAGAAGAAATAAAAGAACTCGAAGAAACAGACAAGCTCGTTAAATATCGCAAACTTTTAGCCAAGCTATACGAGGCAGATAAAGTTTATCATATAGAAGTTCCAGTTTCAGAGCTTTTAGCGGCTAAAAAACAATCTAAGTTATCAGAAGAAGAGCGCCTAGAACTTGCGAGAGAAAAGCTTGGGACAGAAGTCGTTGTCAATAAGACATCTGAGTATGAATCGAAGATGCTGGACGAAATTAAAAAAGAAAAAGCCGGCAAAGCTGACGACAAACAAACCAAAAGAGACGAAAAGAAGGCGAAAAAAGGAAAAGATGATTTGATCCCAATCAACTTTATGTATCTGGGCGACATGATTGATAACATCTTGCTTCAGATAGATGAAAACAACGGTGGAGAGCCTCTTGATTTCGCTTTCTTTTTATCTGAAACGCAGTTTGTTGATGCTCAGTTTGCGGCCACGATGCAAAAGCTTGATAAGTGGGCCCAGTGTGGTGACTTGCGCGATGCCTTTTATCAACAAAAGATAGCCGCCGCGGGGGACCTACCCGATGCCTCCCAGCTATATAAAAACATTAATATAGGGGATATACCGATCTCCCTTCGATCCTTTCAGAACTGGTACGTCAAGAACGTAATTGACAAAGATCGCGATAGTTATTATTTGCTCCATTTTATTAAAGACCTAACATCTCAGCTTATTACAAACGCTCTCCGCGGGAATTGTTTCGGAAAGAATCTTCGGCTCTTCCAGCGCTTTGATGTTCAGCCAATGTCGTTTAATAAAAAAGGACAAGCCCCAGCTCTTGCTGCATCTAAGGGATGTATTGGAGTTAATAGTCTTGCCCTGGCCAACGCAGCCCTGACAGATGAAACCGCCCTGGCTGATGTAGGAATGGGACTAATTTTAGTTTCAACTGACACCAACCCCAGCAACTTACGAGGCGATTTTGATGATGATCTTGAGCGGGGGATATATCACCACTACCTTGGTTCTGCGTGCAGTCTGGTAAAGGCGATTAACTTTAAGCGCGAAGACATGCCGTATTTACGAGAGTCAAAAATCCAGAAGACCGGCGCGCTGGGCCCCGAACAGTTGCGGGAGCTTTACTCAGTTTCGATTCAGATGGTAGGCAACAACTTATATAAGAATGGTACCTATATTTATGTTAGTCCTCTTCTGATGAATACTTCTCAAGAGCAATTAAACTATTTGGGGCTTCATGGGTATTATTTGGTGACAGGCGTTAAATCAGAGGTGACCGAAAAAAGCTTTGGCACATCTATAACAGCCCTCCAGGAAGGTATTGAATTTCACCACGGTGCAGCACCCCCCACACCGACTGCTGCCTCTGATGATCCACAGGCTTCCGAGGCCGCATGTAGCCCGTCTGAGTTGGGGCCTTCCCCTAGTAGTAACCCGAGTTCATAAAAAAGTACAGAGACTATTTAAAACATGACCGCCCCTCCTATTAAATTTACACCCTCGGATTTAACCAATCCTCAGGGCAAGAATGGTTTGTCGTCTTTGGCCTTATATTATCAAAGACTTCTTTACAAAGAAAAAATATACCCTACTGGTGTTGTTGCTCCCCTTGATACTTGGTACGATAAGCAATATTATGGAAAAATTGATAGACTTCAAAACACCATTAGTCTTAAGCAGAATCGTTTGAAGGTTCCTCGCTATGCCGCCAAGCCAGATATTTATTTATTGGACTTTGTTGCGGACGCATTCGATGCGTTCAGTGCTCATATGGCGGATGCTAACGTAATAGGGATTGCTAACCCAGCGGGCAACAAAAAAATGATAAAGGTCGCCGCAAAGCGTGGCTATAATAGTTCATTAGACCACTATAAGAAGTACTTGAATCTCGTGTATAAATCTTTTATTGAAGTCTATCCGCGCTTCAGCAGCAAAATAAGAGACTTCCGAAGCTTCACAGAGTTATTTGTGGAATATTTGCTAGAGGTTGCCCCGGCGATCCCTGTCACTCTCACCAACTATACGCTTTCGAGTGCCATAGATATTTTTAGTTCTGGGCTCTGTGTGTCTATAGACCAGGGTCAATTCGATGTTGATGAGTGGAAGTATGAAAAATACCTTACGGATCCTAACTTTGTATTTTATGTACGATGTGCGAAAAAATATGGCTTTACGGTTAATAAAAATATTCCGTGGCTTTTAACAGCGGATCTTTTTACAGATGCAATCATGAAATATGTAGTGGAGTATGAAACAGAAGTCGGCGCCACTGTTGATGAGGATAATTTTTTTGGTCACTATTATGAATATGCTCATATGATGGACGTGCCTTTGTTGAAAACATTTTTAGTTAATTCTTATAATCAATATATTACTCTTAATCCGTTTTATGAGGAGCGCATCTATAGACCAGGATGCGACAAGTTCCAGCTGTCTAACCGCGAACGACCGCCTACCTCTTATGTTGAAGACATTTTAACGGACAAGTATCTGGCAAACTTGTATCTTAACTTGCGCAGCGTCGAAGCAGCAGAGCCCCTTGCGTTTACAACGAAGCTTCGAAGTGATTTGGGCGCCATTCATGAGCTACGGCCAAATCAGAACTTGACAGGTCTGGAAAATATAGTAGAATATATTAATCTCATCTATCGTGACTACATTTATGGGATTGATTATCCGCTGATTAATGAAAATGTATTTAAAAACCTTGACAATCAGATCAGACAGGGTAAAATAAGTACAGCTGGGTCGATTACGCAACAGCTTTACTAGGGGATTTAGTTGCTTTTTCAGGTTTTAGACGCCAACACAGATTGTGCGGGTTATTACGCTAATAATTTTATTAAGGCCGGAAGTCTCCCGCCCCTCACCGGCGAGACGTGGGACTATACGCCTCACCTACAAGGAGCATCATATGAGATTGCTCGGATTTACACGCACGGAGCGTCCTTGACAGACGTTTGTCCGGAAGAGATGAAGCAGGAGTGGGATGAGATTAAAAACAGGCTGAGAGCGTGCCTGAAAGCCTTCAAAACGTCGAACCTGTCCTTGGAAGAAAACTGCTTGTATGACGCAGTCCCCGAATATTTCTTATTTCAATACCTGGACGCCAAAAATCGGATAACACAGCATGTTTTTGACACCCATGAGCGCCCAGCCAACTATGATCTCATGTACAACGTAGTCGAAATGCTATCAGACATCCGGTCGCAGCACTTGAGCATAGACGTGGGCGCCATTAGTCACTTATTGAGTTCGGTGAAGGGGCAAAATTTTCATCGTACACTCCGTACAGTAAAACATCGTTGTGATTATAACCCATGGGGCACCATTACTGGGCGGCTAGCCGCTTACCCTAGTAGTTTTCCAATTTTGACAATGAGCAAGGAGTTTCGTCCTTGTGTACAGCCCCGCAATGACTGGTTGCTTGAGCTTGATTTTAATGCAGCCGAACTCCGAACGCTTCTGGCGTTAGCCGGAGTGGACCAGCCCCTGAACGACATTCATGATTGGAATGTGAAGAACGTTTTCGATGGCACTCTTAGCCGAGAAGAAGCCAAAGTCAAAACTTTTGCATGGCTCTATTCTAGTAAGGAAAACAAGGACTTAGAGCGCCTATATAACAAGGACTTGGTGCGAAATAAGTACTGGGATGGCTTTAAAATCCGGACAGATTATGGTAGAATAATAGAGAACGTAGACGAGCATCGTGCTCTTAATTATATCGTTCAGAGCACCACAATTGATATGGTGCACGAGCAGGCTTATAAAGTCTACGAGCTTTTGAAGGGGAGAAAAAGCCACATCGCATTTCTTATTCACGACGCTGTGTATATCGACCTCGCGGAAGAGGATCGCTACGAAATATTAAATTTGCTTGACACCTTCAGGAAAACGCGTTATGATATGTTTAAGGTTAATGTCTCCGCTGGAAGGAACCTCGGAGAAATGAAGGAATTAAAATTATGAGAGATAATGTAATCGAGATCAGCCCTCCAAGACACAGTCATTTTGTTAATGGCGTACGAAAAGTCGACGGTGTCGCAGGATTTATGAGGCTACAACTTATTGAGATATTTGAAGAGTGTGCTGAGAAATGTGGGTGCGATTATACCGAACTCACGGTGGCGGATATTTTTGAATGTTTGGTTGACCAGGAAGAAGAGTTTCAAGGATGAAAAAGAAGAAGCTATATCACAAGCTTGTGCGCGATCGAGTTCCAGAGATCATCACGGACGCCGGCAAAGACTTCGGCGTAAAACAGCTTCGAGGTGAGGACCTCACGCGTTTTGCACTGAAGAAGCTACGCGAAGAGGTACAGGAATTTGTTGAAAATCCCTGTGTCGAAGAGGCGGCAGATATCCGTGAAGTCCTGGACTTTTTGTGTACACGACTTGCTTTGGGGGAGTCTGCCATTAGGGCGGCTCAGATATCTAAGCGAGTGACCCGCGGAAGCTTTAACATGGGGTATCTATTGGAGTGGGTTGAAGAATGATAGTGGTGGGTCTCGGCAAAGCAGGCGCCGCAGTTGCGAAGGGGTTTTCTAAGTTCCCTCAATATGAGACGTATGCGATTGATACGGTTAAAGAGGCCGACATCACCATCAAGAAAAGGAAAAACCACGAAGACTATGACGCGCACTTTCCTAACCTTAAACGCAAGCTTAAGTTTTCTAACGAAGAGGTGTACGTGGTCTTAGCAGGAAGCGGCCAAATATCTGGGGGGATTCTCCGGCTCCTCCAGCAAATTCAAAACAATAGAATTACTGTAGTTTATATACAGCCTGATTTAGAGTTGGCCAGCGAGGTTCAACAGACTCAAGAGAAGATTGTTCGAAATGTGTTGCAAGAGTATGCACGGTCTGGTTTGTTGGAGGCTATATGGTTGATTGATAATGCATCGCTGGAGCGCAGCATCGGGGAAATTTCTATTATCGGATACTATGAGACCCTCAACCAGGCGATCGTGAATACCATTCATATGTTAAATGTGTTCAGGAATACAGAGCCTGTGATTGGCAGCTTTGTAGAGCCGTCGCCTTTAAGTCGAATTGCTACGGTAGGCATCGTAGACCTTGATGACAACGACGCCCGAGAAAAATGGTTTTATAGCTTGACAATGCCTCGGGAAGTGGTATACTATTATGGTATCAACGAAGAAGACCTAAAGAACGACGGGACACTCTTCAGAAAGATTAATGATTTCGTGAAATCAAAAATAGAAGAAAACATTAATGTTTCATACGGAGTGTTCAAGACCACATATGAACAAAAATATTGTTATTGCATGAAATATTCATCTGTGGTACAATCGTATACAGATTTACTAGACGATCAGGATATTAGCTGATCGTACTTTAGCCCAAGAAAGGAAATAAAAATGGGTATCAATTTAGAGAAGATGAGAGAAAAGCTCTCGTCACTACGTGGAGACGGAAACTCCTCAAATGACACTTTCTGGCGTCCGGAAGATGGCGACCAGGATATTCGGATCGTTCCCACCGCTGACGGGGACCCCTTCAAGGAGATGTGGTTTCACTACAATGTCGAGAAGGGTGGCTTCTTGTGTCCTAAGCGCAACTACGGTGACGAGTGTCCCGTGTGTGAGTTCGCCTCACAGCTTTGGCGTGAGGGCGTCGACAATAACGACGAACACAGTAAGAAGACCGCAAAGTCTCTTTTTGTGCGCCAACGTTTCTTCAGCCCCGTGATGGTTCGGGGAGAAGAAGAGAAGGGCGTGCGTGTATGGGGTTACGGCAAGACTGCCTATGAGAACCTGCTCACTCTCGTGCTCAATCCAGAGTATGGTGACATCACCGACACCGAGACTGGCACGGATCTCACTATGACCTACGGGAAGCCGCCAGGGGCTTCCTTCCCCCAGACGAAGCTGGTGCCTCGTCGCCGGTCCTCCCCGCTCTGCGAGGACTTGACCCCCGACAAGTGTGCTGAGCTTCTCGATAGCATTCCGGAATTCTCCGGTCTATTCGAGCGAAAGACGACTGCTGATGTGCAGACGATTCTGGATACGTTTGTTAATGCTCAGGTCGATGACCCTGAGACTGTTAGCAGCGAGACTACGAAGTATGGCAACAAGACGGACGGCGAAGCTAACGCTGTCGATGCCGCTTTCGCAGAGCTTGGCGCTCTCTAATATCCCCCCCACAGGGAGGCACAGGGTTATCAGGTGCCTCACATAGAAAGGAAGAGTTATGACTACTGATGAAACTAATCTGCTTGAAGAGATGATTGCGCTGCTTGAAGAGACTCGTGATGATCACGATAAGTTCTTTGATCGGGGTAATAATGCAGCCGGAACGCGTGTGCGCAAGGCGATGCAGGAAGTTAAGACGCTGGCTCAAGAGCTACGCGTTGAGGTTCAAGAGACTAAGAACGCAGGTTAAGCTCTGCCAGCCGCAGGGAGGCATGGGGATACAGATGCCTCAATTTTTCACAACGAAAGGGAGTTTAAAATGAGTGAAGAAGAAGAGAAGATTTTGAAAGAAATCGCGCGTACGTTCGACGATAGCAATATTGATTACGGGCATCCCATCTGGGCGCGCGCAACCAATGAGGGATTCCACGAGGAACTGAGTGATTTCGCAGCCTCGTGTATGGTGCGACGTTCATCTACGGGAGAGAACTAAAAATGAGCAAGATTGTAGATACTCTACGTGAATTAAGCGTAGATTCGGATGATTATGTGACCCTTAGTTATAGCGAGGGTGCTGACGTGTGGCACATTAACGAGAGTCATGTACAAGAGACTGTCGCAGAGACCTCCACTGTCGAGTTTCTCGCGGGGCTCTTGGCATCTGGGGTTCCCGTTTATTCAGAGTGGGGTACCCCCTCAGAGGGCACCGACCTCTTGAATGAAATGCGCGGCAACGGCGCTCTGGATGATTATGATCGTGAGGGCTGGTTTGAAGAGTACCTTAGTGAGGTGCTTGCGACTACCATTTACGATAATGAATATTCAGTGGAATATTCTACGCAGCAGTATGACTATAAGCGAGGCCGCTGCGAGATTTCTACCACTGTTCGGGTGCGTGTGGGCGATCTATACGATCTGGAAACGAACCCCAGGCCGCTTTCTTTTGTTACCCCGGACTCGTTGGTAAATGGGTTTGAGGTTTCAGTGGAAACCCCCAAGGGAACACTAGCGCTCAATACATGAAAACATTGGATTTGCATGGTATGCGCCACGAGGGGGTAGCTCAAAAAATACACAGCTTTGTGTACAACAACGAGCTACCCCTTCGTATCATTACTGGCAAGTCGGAGACCATGAAGAAAATCGTGGTTGACACTGTAGGGGAACTAGGGTATCATACCCATTATGAGCGATTAATCAACGAAGGTTGTTTAATTGTTACAGAGCAAGAATTGGTAATCTAGAAAGGATTGGACAAATGGGGTTTTTATTTTTCATAATGGGGTTTAGCGCTGTATGGATTATGTGGCGATTGTACACTGACGTCGCGCACCTACAAATGTGTATAGACAGAGTATGCAGAGAAATGGATGAACTTAGGGTGGAGCTAACAGAGGGAGCACAAAATGGCAAAGAGTAAATCAAAAGCAGGCAAGATTTCAATCGATGGGTTGAGGACTTTAATCAACAAAACTTCGGGCGTTAATGTCGCCCACAACCTGAAGGAAGCCAATCCTACAGAAGTAAAAGAATGGATCCCCACTGGTTCTCGGTGGTTGGATTCTATAGTGTGCCGCGGCCAACTTGCTGGCATCCCAGTCGGCAAGTTCACGGAGATTGCAGGTCTTGAATCAACCGGCAAATCTTTTATGGCCGCGCAGTGCGCAGCCAATGCTCAGAAAATGGGCATGACGGTGGTATATATGGATTCAGAGTCAGCGATTGACCCAGGATTCCTAGAACGCACCGGATGTAATTTAGATGATCTTATCTACGTCCAGGCACAGTCTGTGGAGCACGTTCTAGAAACAGTGGAGAGTGTCTTAAATAGTGGCGCTGAGAGAACCCTGTTCATCTGGGATTCGCTGGCTCTGACTCCTACCGTCTCCGATGTGGAGGGGGACTTCAACCCCCAGTCCACCATGGCAATGAAGGCACGCATTCTATCCAAGGGAATGTCCAAGCTGACAATCCCCATTGCGAATACAAAGTCTGCGTTCCTGGTTCTCAATCAGTTGAAGACCAACATTCCCCAGGGACCGAACGCACGCATCGTCGCAATGACGACCCCCTACATCACTCCAGGCGGAAAGGCTATGCACTATGTATACTCTCTGCGCATCTGGCTGACAGGCCGGAAGGCGAAGTCTGCTTTCATCGAGGATGAGAGTGGTTTCCGCATCGGTTCGGAGGTGAAGGTTAAACTTGAGAAGTCTCGCTTCGGAACACAGGGCCGTAATTGCGCGTTCAAGATTCTATGGGGCACCGACGAGGTCGGTATTCAGGACCAAGAGAGTTGGCTGGAAGCCATCAAGGGATCCGATAACCTGAAGCAGGCAGGCGCCTGGTTTGCGCTGGTCCACAAGGACGGAACCGAAGAGAAGTTCCAGACCGCTCATTGGGTTTCCAAACTGGAAGACGAGAAGTTCAAGAACCGAGTGTTCGAGATCATGGATGAAGAGATCATTCGTAAATTTGATACCCGCGAGGGAAGCGCCGAAGATTTCTACGACGTAGACAAAGAATAAGACTATTTATTATACGTCTTAGGAGACCTGCGCGATGTCTGATATGAAGCTTATAATGGAAAACTGGGAAAAGTTTTCTCAAGAAGATGCTGTTAATGAGGAATTTGTGCCCCACAAATGGGAGAACGAAGCGACCCGCGCTTTTTACAAGGAACTTGCTGTCGGCCTGAAGCAACTCCGCGGGTCGATGCTTGATTCGGACGCACTCACAGACCATGGCGAGAATGGGGCCCTGAAGGACGAAGTCGGCAAAGTTTACTCAACACTTAAAGGCCTAATGAATGCCGCGGCCCAGTTAGCTAAGTATTAGATAAAGAATAGAAAACAACCCTTGACACCGAAGCTCCTGTGAGGTATACTCATAGGAGCTTCATACGTTAGGGGATACACATGAACATATTCGTTTTACACGAACAACCCGACGTTGCTGCGCAGATGCTCTGCGACAAGCACGTTGTTAAAATGATTTTAGAAAGCGCTCAGATGCTGTGCACCGTAGCGCACAACCACGGGTACGATGCACCGTATCGACGCACCCATCCTAAGCATCCTTGCACTCTCTGGGCAGGTAAGTCTCAAGAGAACTGGGACTGGTTGATCAGTCATGCCCTGGCCATGAGTGCCGAGTATACTAGGCGCTATGGCAAGACGCACAAGAGCCAAACCATCATTGAGTGGTGCTCGCGTCTTTCATTAGAGTTTCCAGAGTCAGGCTTGCTACCGTTTGCGCAGGCGATGCCACCACAATACAAAAACGATTGTGCTGTGACTGCCTATCGTGCCTATTACCATGGCGAGAAGGCAAAATTTGCTACATGGAAGTCGGAGGTGCCACAATGGTGGACAGCAGCATGAAAAGAGTAATGATCGTTGACGCCCTCAACGCCTATTTCAGGGCGTTTATCGTCAACCCAAGCCTGTCTACTCACGGACAGCCCATCGGTGGTTTAAAAGGCTTCCTGGGCATCTTGCAAAAGCTTTGTCGTGACATTAAGCCAGACACTGTGATGATTGTCTGGGACGGTCCTGGTGGGAGTCGCAAGAGGCGAGAGCAGAACAAGAACTATAAAGAAGGTCGCAAGCCTATTCGCGTCAATCGACAGACCGACTTGACCCAGGAACAACAACAAGCCAACATGGCGTGGCAGCAATTGCGTCTGATGGAATACTTGAATGAGTTGCCAGTGATTCAACTCCGTTTTGACGAGGTGGAAGCCGACGACGTCATCGCTTACGCCACCCAACTGGATCATTTCAGGGGCTGGGAGAAGGTCATCGTCTCTAGCGACAAGGATTTCATCCAACTATGCGATAATGAAACGGTTTTGTTTCGACCCATTCAAAAGAAAGTGCACACCAAGTTGAATATAGTGGAGGATTTTGATATCCATCCCCGAAACTTCGCCATGGCACGCGCCATCGCAGGAGACCCCTCAGACAACCTTAAGGGCGTCCCACGAGCTGGCTTAAAAAGTATTTCAAAAAACTTAAAATTTCTTAGAGAAGATAAGGATGTGACTTTGCAGGAGATTTTTGATTTCTGTTTGCAAACGGAGTCCAAAGCTAAGTTTTTCACGAACGTTTTGGACCACAGAGATGTAATTATAGAGAACTACAAACTGATGCAGCTTTATGCTCCTGCGCTATCTTTGCAGTGTCGCGATAAAGTGCACTATGCCTTGGAAAATTTTGAATATGACTATAATAAAACCGAGGTTATTCGGATGATGAATCAGGATGGTTTTGGAGTGTTTAACTGGGACGATCTGCATGCCACAATGAATCGGATTGTGCTTGACAAAGCGTTGCAACAATAGTATTATAATGACAATAAGGGAAACTATGAAATTAAACGGAGAGCCTGTCAACTTTTCCAAGTATGGAAAATCATTTCAGGAAAAGTTGTGCATGGTGATCTTGGATGATCGCCCGTTCGCAGATCAGATTGAGGAAGTCCTTGATGTAAACTTTCTAGAGCTTAATTACTTAAAGCTTTTTTTAAATAAGATTTTTGATTATCGTAAAAAGTATGGAGTTCATCCCTCTCGCGATATCATGAAAACGATATTGAGATCTGAGCTGGATAACGAAAATGAATTGACAGTTAAGCAGGTACGTGAGTTTTATGTTCGGAGTCAAATCAGTGCTCTGACAGATGTTGAATATATCAAAGATACGTCTCTTGATTTTTGCAAAAAGCAGAATCTAAAATCGGCCATGGTGAAATCCATTGGCCTATTGCAGTCGTCATCGTTCGATGAAATATCTCAAGTGATCAATGATTCCCTTAAGCTGGGAATGGACAACGAAGAGGGGTACGATTGGAAGCGGGATTTTGAAGAGCGCTTTAAGCCTCGCTTTCGCAACCCTATGACTACGGGCTGGGACCTTATTGATGACATATGCAAGGGAGGCCTAGGCCAAAAAGAGTTGGGAGTAGTCATAGCCCCCACTGGTGCCGGGAAGTCTATGGCTCTCGTCCATTTGGGAACTCAGGCCTTGCGCGCCGGAAAGACTGTGGTTCACTATACTTTGGAATTGCAAGACACCGTGGTAGCCTCTCGGTATGATTCCTGTCTCACGAAGATTCCGTTGCAAAGTCTCATATCTTTTAAAGAAAAGATTTATGAGGAAGTTTTAGAAGTTGAAGGCAAGCTGATCGTCAAGGAGTATCCCACCAAGACCGCCAGTACCCAAACTATACGGAATCACTTGGAAAAGCTTCGCATGCGCGATATTAATGTGGACATGATCATCATTGATTATGGAGATTTATTGCGCCCTGTTCGTTATCTTAAAGAGAAGAGAAACGAACTGGAGTCTATTTATGAAGAGCTGCGCGGCATCGCAGCAGAATACGAGGCGCCCGTGTGGACAGCATCTCAGACGAACCGGTCTGGACTAAACGCAGAAGTCATTACGATGGAATCTATTTCGGAAGCGTTTAACAAGTGCTTTGTGGCCGACTTTATTTTCAGTATTTCCAGAACAATCGAGGACAAGACTGCTAATGGTGGGCGACTTTTTGTGGCCAAGAACCGCAACGGCCCCGACGGACTCGTCTTCCCCTTGTTCATGGACACCTCGAATGTTTGCATTAAGGTATTAGAGCCTTCTGAGGAAGATGAAATTGTCGAGGTCAGCGCCAAGAAGCAAAAAGAAAATTTGGTTGAGAAATATAAAAAGTTTAAGAAAAACAATGGAGGCTAGTGATGTTTGAAGAAAGTGAAGTCCGTGAGGCAACTCTGGAATATTTTGGTGGTGACGAATTAGCAACAAACGTTTTTATGACCAAGTACTGTTTGCGCGACAGGAAGGGTAACTTTGTCGAAAAGACGCCCGACGATATGCATAAGCGCTTGGCGAAAGAGTTCGCGAGAATGGAAGACAAGTTTCTTACGCGCAAGTCCAATCACTTGACAGAGGAGGATATTTATTCCTTCCTTAAGAATTTCAAATACGTTGTGCCCCAGGGCTCACCAATGATGGGAATAGGAAATGATTATCTTAATGTATCTTTATCTAACTGTGTGGTTGTCGACAATCCACAAGATAGTGTTTCGTCCATTATGGACGCTGGCAAAGACCTTGCTAACTTGTTTAAACGTCGTTGTGGCGTGGGCCTTGATATTTCTGATCTGCGTCCCGAGGGTGCTCCCGTTAACAACTCTGCTCGGACTACTACTGGGGCTTGGAGTTTTGCTGATTTCTATTCCTATGTATGCAGGATGATTGGACAGAATGGCAGACGCGGTGCGCTGATGATCTCCATGGATATCCGTCACCCTGACATTGCTGAGTTCGTCAAGATGAAGCACGACCTCACCAAGGTTACGGGAGCCAATGTTTCCGTGAAGATTACGGATGAGTTTATGGAGGCCGTTGAAAAGGGAGAAGCTTTCACGCTGCAGTTCCCAGTAGAGGCAGAAACCCCTGCATATACATCTGAGATAAATGCGACGGAGCTATGGAACTCTATCATTGAGTCAGCCACCAAGACCGCAGAGCCTGGGCTTTTAATGTGGGACAATATTACTAAGAATTTGCCAGCCCATGCGTATCCAGAGTTTGAAACCAAGACAACGAATCCTTGCGGAGAAATCCCACTCTCTGCCTATGACTCATGCAGACTAATATCGCTCAATTTAAAAAGCCTCGTTAAAAATTCTTTTGAAAAAAATGCAGACTTTGACTTTAATAAGTTGCGTGAGGTAGCAGCGGTGGGAATGCGTCTGTCCGACGACTTGGTGGAACTGGAGCTAGAGAAGCTTGAAAACATTCGGAGTGTGGCCGATTCCGATGATGAAAAGGCGCTATGGACAAAGCTATATAATGCGGCCGCAAATGGTCGCCGCACTGGTTTGGGAACTCACGGATTGGCCGACGCGCTAGCGTGCCTCAATCTGGCGTATGATAGCGACGAAGCCCTTGTAATCACAGAGAAAATCTATCGGACTTTACGGGACGCTGCCTACGAGGAGAGCGTCTATCTTGCTCAAGAACGTGGCCCATTTCCGGCCTTTGCCTGGAGCATCGAAGAAAACAACGAGTTTATCCAACGGTTGCCTGAGAAACTGAAGGAATTGATCGCCCAGCATGGACGCCGCAACATTTCAATTCTGACAAACGCGCCGACCGGATCTGTTTCTATTATGTCACAGACTTCCTCGGGCCTTGAGCCGGTATTTCGTAACTCCTACACTCGTCGCCGCAAGCTATCTCACGACGAGCAGCAGCTAGAGGCTGATTTTGTGGACGATCTCGGAGATCGTTGGGTAGAGTACGAAGTCTTTCACCATAACGTCCAGCAGTGGCATGAGTGGCATCCCTTTAAGGATCCAGGAGCCCTACCGGCTTTCTTTGTAGAGGCTGATAGCATCGATTGGACAAAGCGCGTCGCTCTCCAGTCGGTAATCCAACAGTCCATTGACCACAGCATTAGCTCTACCATCAACCTGCCGAAGGGTACTGATCCCGCGCTGGTGGGCGAGCTTTACATGCAAGGCTGGAAGATGGGCCTTAAGGGCATTACCGTTTACGTGGATGGTTCGCGTACAGGGGTGCTGGTGGATAAGTGGGACACATCTGGAGACTTCCCACAACACAAGGCTCCCAAGCGGCCCATCGAACTCGCTTGCAACATTCATCACACCACCATTCAAGGCGAGAGGTGGGTCATTATGGTTGGCCTTATGGACGGCAAGCCATATGAAGTTATGGGGGGTCTATCAAATTTGATTGAGATTCCCCGCGCCAAGGCTGAGGGTATTTTAGTGAAGCATCCACGCAAATCTATGAATTCAATTTATGACTTGCAAGTGGGAACCAACGGTGATACAATCATTATAAAGGACTTGGTTAAAGCTTTTGATAACCCCAATCACAGCGCCTTTACTCGGATGATCTCGTTGGGGTTGCGTCATGGAGCAAATATACAATATGTTGTGGAACAACTTCAAAAAGATCGTGACTCGGACATGTTTAGTTTCGCCAAGTGCGTGGCAAGAGTGTTGAAAAATTATATTCCAGATGGCCAACAGGCTACGGAGAAAACCTGTACTGAGTGTGGGGTCGAAGGCCTCGTTTATGTTGAAGGGTGTGTAACTTGCACTGTGTGCGGCTTCGCCAAGTGCGGATAGAAAGGAAAAAAATGAAAACTAGTTTAGTGGTCCCTTTGGGGGCTTTAATTGCAGTAACCGGGTGTGGTTACCGGGTTACAACGTATGGGGGGCCAGCTCCCGCCGAAGAAGAGGAAGAGGTTGAGGTCACCGAAGAAACGCCGTCAGACGACGACGACTCCAGTGCACCCGTAGAGGAGGAAGAACCCCCCGAACAGCCTGAGGAGGAGCCCGAAGAGCCAGAGGAACCGGAAGAGCCAGTAGGGCTCACAGACTTCGGCCAACGAGGCCCTCATGTTGTGAGTGAAGAGGAAGCTACAGCTAGCGTAAGTGACTGCGCTAATATGGAGTATACCGCCTATGTGCCAGAGGGGGTTACCGACCCTCCCGTTGTGGTCTTGGGTCATGGCTTTGCCCGTGGTGCTGGAGTCATGGCAGGATGGGCTGACCATCTAGCTTCGTGGGGTGTGGAAGTGCTTCTTCCGACCCTATGTCATTACAATATTTTATGGGGCGTAGACCACGAAATGAATGGCCAGAACATGGTTGAACTCGGAGAATCACGTGGTGCCACTGAAGTGGTGTATGCAGGCCACTCGGCAGGAGGCCTGGCAGCTATCATTGCTGCTTCGCAAGATGCCGACTCTCCTGGCGTACTTGGTCTGGATACTACGGATACTGAGGACGCCCCCGGAGTTGCTGATTTCATCGGCCAGCAGTATGCTTCTGACGTTACTACGGGCTTCTTCCTTATGGGAGAGCCTTCGGGATGCAATGCGGAGAACAATGGCCTCGCTCTCTTTCAGATGATGGGAGACTCTCAGATTGTTAAAGTTACGAGTGCCGACCATTGTGATTTTGAAAGTCCCACGGATGTACTGTGTGAAGCTAATTGCTTGAATCCCAACGTGACGTTTACCGACCCCGAAATCCGATCAACCATTCTGACATTGGGAACAGCGGCCATTATATCGCTGGCTGACGTATCGCCCGATGGTGCTCTTCTGTGGACACCGGAGGGGCTAGAGGAGTGGACAAACACAGGACTAATACAGGAGTTATGAAATGAATTTATCACCAGTTAATAATTACCTCGTCGTTAAGACGGTCGAGGACACAGACACTGAAGAGAGTGGCATCTTGCTACCCCAGGACTACCGCTCTGTCGAGAGTCCATTCGCAGTGGTTGAGGTAATCAATTGCTCGGGAGAATCGGGGACCCTTTGGGGCACCGGATTGCAACTTGTTGTGGAAGCACACATGCTCCGCGATATTGAGCACAACGGCGAGACCTTCACGGTCATCAAGGAAAACCACGTAATCGGTATTTTGTCGGATAGTTAGACTATTTATAAGTGATGAAACTTATAATGGAAGACTGGCGTCGCTTTAGTAAAGAGCAAGAGCTGCTCACTGAAGAAGAGATGTCTCGCCGATCGGCCATGAGACGACTGGGAGGTGCGGCCGCTGGTGCGGCCGCCATCGCTACCGGGGGGACCGCGGCCCTTGCGAGCGACGACGACCTGCAAGCAATGGTTAAAAGGAAGGCTCGGGGTTTCTTGCAAGAAGCTGAGCAAACATTGGCCCAGTATTTAAAGGACAATGCAGCAGATTTTGCTGATCGAGTAGTGCCTGATATTCCTTTCGATGCTAATATTATTGAGTCGCTGATGAAGAAAACAATTGCGACGGCTATCCGTGCGAATGCTGACGAAATTGCAGAGTGCACGATGAACTTTGTTACACCAGACTTTGTAGCATCACTACAAGGGCTAGACGACGAAGAGCTTCAGCGTTACGCAGAAGAATAAATGGGATAGGTAGACTATGGTTAGACTATTTATAATACGCGGAGATATACCATGAGCAAGTTTTCAAGTTTTAAAAACCACCAGCTAATCACAGAGAACTGGAGAAAGTTCCTTAATGAGGGGCTCTATGACGTTGGTTACGAGTCGGCGATAGACAAAGTTAATGCTTTGTGGAGTAAACTCAATGATGAAGGACGCCTCGAGCCCTTGAGCGCCGCCGAGCTAGCTGCAGCAGCGCGCTTGGAGGGTGGCGAGGAAGGACTGCTTGATGAACTTGGCGGACTTGAGATAGGGGGGGTATATTGGTACCAGTCCGCCGAGGATGAGTTCACGCCAATTACGCCCGATGAGCAGGCGGCCCAGGCGGGTCGTCCGCGTCGCGAATAATAAAACAAAATACTTGACCCCTCCAATCATCGGTGCTATACTAGCACTATGATGAAACTGCCTCCTCTTGAATACACCTTCGACAACATAGTCCTTGGGTGGCGAGAGGAGGCGGTTTCGTTTGCGCGAGAGCACGGCTATCACCTGATTGTGAATAGCGACCAACGCCCATTCCACCACTTTGTTGGATACCAAGACATAAAGAATAAATGGTATGAAGGCATCTTTGACTTGGGTATGAGGTCGTTGCTACCAATTCCATTTGAGGTCCAGCGCGTCTCCCTAGATGAGGGAAGACTCAAGGTGGTCACTGACGGCAATACAAAAGTGCTTCTTACATTTGATAAGTTGCATATTTTTGATTTAGATAACTGTGGAGACTTCGGCGCTATCGAGATCATCGAAGACTATGTGGTGCATGATATGTTTGATATTACAGCCGGCTCTAGGCTCGGAGACCGTACTTTCAATATTCACGTTCGTGACAGTTTTGTGAAAGAGATTCGCTTTGTTACATCTAGCCGGATAGATCGAAATTCCCAAGGTGATTTTAAAGACGTGCTCACACGCAGTATCATTGACACTGAAGAGATAAGAAGTTTTGATTGCTCAGAAACTGTAGTCCGTATTTTTTTGGCTCGCAAGTTAAAGGAATACGGTTTCAAGCAGCCGAACGGGAGAAGCTTGACGCTTAATCATTCGTTCCGACATGCTGTAAAAAATACTTTTACACTCCAAGAAACCCCAGAGATGGACGAAAGAATAGTTTTACATGGCTAAGTTGACGATGCCTGGGGTGGTGCCCGTGGCTGGGATGCACACTGAATTTGGTATGGAGTGGGACGCCTCTCTAGTTCCGGTGGGCCCCAACTATACTGCAATCGAAGCCACTGTTTATGAATGTTTGCACGCAGGCTGTACCTCAATATGGATTGTGGCCAACGATGACGTCGCCCCCCTCTTGCGGCACAGGCTCGGCGAAGTGGCCACGGATATCGACAGCATCCAACGCGGCACTTTTGCTAAGTTTGGACAAACCAAACACATAGAAGTTCCCATTTATTATGTACCTATTCACCCTAAGCACCGAGACAAGGTGGACAATTATGCGTGGTCGGCACTTTATGGGGCGAACGTAGCGTACTGGATACACACCAAGTTTTCCAAGTGGACACAGCCGGATCAATATTATGTATCGTTCCCCATGGGCATGATGGATCCTAAAGAGGTCCTAGAGCATCGATCGCTGCTGCGGAAGAATGCTCCTTTTTACTTCTCCCATCAGGGGAAAACGGTAAAAGATGGAATCCCCCTTAGTTTTGTGATTGACCCGGAGGAGTGGCGCAGGGCCAAGCGCGTGATCACCACGAATGCCTCAGTATGGAAGGCACCTGACGAAGGCATGCCCACCGAAAAACTTCCCCCTGAGGAACGGCTAGTCTCTTTGGGGTATGAACTGGGCGATGTGTTTGGGGGCGGTCCGGCCGGAACAGAACAAGAAATGAATAGCTTTTATGACTTGACAAACTGGGAGGGGTATGGTAAATTTATATCATCGGAATTGGGGAAGAAAACCAAACGTCCGAACACAAATACTATGTATAGAGGGAGAAGTAAATGACAGAGAAAAAGATTCCTTTCGTGGGCCTGCATGCACATAGCGTCGCAGGCTCTATTTTTGATGCCATCGGATATCCAGATGAGCACATGGATTTTTGCTATGAGAACGGGGGCGAAGCACTTGCTCTCACAGACCATGGGAACATGAATGGGTTCTCGCACCAGTTTTTACACTGGCAGAAGATGAAGTCCGAAGGAAAGGAATTTAAACCTATCTTTGGAGTAGAGGCATACTTCTTGCCCTCCATTGATGAGTGGCGCGATGACTACAACCGCATTAAGGAAGACGCTAAGCTAGCGAAGTCATTGGCAAAAGAGGGAGATACTTCCGGCGCAACGGTTGAGGACGAAGAGGCCTCGAAGAAGGCCGTAAAGAACATTCTCAACCGCCGCCGCCACCTTGTGCTCCTGGCGCAGAATCAAACGGGTCTGAACAACCTGTTCAAGCTCATCTCCGAATCATATAAGGAAGAGAACTTCTATCGCTATCCTCGCGTGGACTACAAACTGCTCGACAAATACTCAGAGGGGGTTATCGCATCCTCTGCTTGTCTAGGGGGTCCGTACGCCGGGAACTATTGGGCTAACCGCGAGGAAGGCCCCGAAGCAGTGCGCGAGGCGATGAGGGAAACCAGTCGTCAGTTTGTAAAGATCTTTGGGGATCGCTGGTACGGAGAACTCCAGTGGAACAATATTCCAGAGCAGCATGAATTGAATCAGTACATTATCGAAACCTCTAAAGAGTTTGACATTACTCTTATCTCGACAGCGGACAGTCATTATCCAAACAACGAAGCCTGGAAGGACCGAGAACTGTACAAGCGCCTCGGCTGGCTTGGCAAAGGAACGCCAGCATGGGCGGAGGACAATACAGAACTGCCTGACGGTGTTGAAGAGATAGGGTACGAGCTGTATCCCAAGAATGGCAACCAGATGTGGGACGCCTATAAGTATTATTCCAAGACCGGTGGCTTTGAGTATGATGACCAGCTGGTTATGGATTCGATCACCGAGACACACAACATTGCTTTCAATAGAATTGAAGACTTTGTGCCTGACACCACAGTCAAACTTCCAGACTTCGTGGTCCCGGCAGGATTCACCGACGCCGAGGCTTTGGTAAACTATGCCTTGGAGGGGTTGCGCCAACGCGGCCTCCACGATAATAAGGAATACACTGACCGATTGCAGATGGAGCTTGATGTTATCGAGGACCGAGGATTTAGCAAATACTTCTTGACCATGAAGGCGATCTCTGATAAGGCAAACCAAGTGCAGTTGACTGGTCCTGGTCGTGGTTCCGCGGCTGGCTCTCTGGTGGCCTATGTTCTGGGCATCACTCAGATTGATCCCATCAAGTATGGACTCCTCTTTGAGAGATTCTTGCGCAAGGATGCAACAGACTATCCAGATATTGATTATGATGTTGCAGAGCCAATGGAACTCAAGGAGATGCTCATGGAAGACTGGGGCAAGAACTCAGTTGTTCCGATTTCAAACTGGAACACTCTGCAGTTGAAGTCTCTCATCAAGGACATTTCAAAGTTTTACGGAATCGAGTTTACTGAAGTCAACAAGGTAACCTCCAGTATGATTTTCGAGGCTACTCCGGCAGCCAAAGCAAAGCACGGGATCAAGGCTGGAGTTTATACTCCGACTTGGGAAGAGGTGATGGAATTGTCACCTTCCCTGCGCGGCTTCCTAGTAAAGTATCCGCACATCAAGACGCACGTTGAGGCGCTGGTCGGACAGGTTCGGTCCTGCTCCCGTCATGCGGGGGGCGTGTTGATTGCGGATGACTTGAACGAGCACATGCCGATCATTAGTTCGGGTGGTGTTCGACAGTCGCCTTGGTCGGAGGGGCAGAACGTTCGACACTTGGAGCCACTCGGGTTCATCAAGTTTGACTTGTTGGGACTGTCAACCCTCCGGATGATTGAAGGCGCGATTAGGCATATCTTAAAAAGACATCATAATAATGCGGATCCGACATTTGAGGATGTGAAAGAGTTCTATGATAAGAATCTTCATCCAGATGTTCTCGACTTTGATGATCAAGCCGTGTATAGAAACATTTTTCACCGCGCCAACTTCGCCGGTATTTTTCAGTTTACGGAACAGCGGGCACAGGAATTCTGCGCGAACGCAAAGCCGAAGTCACTAGTTGATATCTCGGCCATCACTTCGATCTATCGCCCAGGTCCACTATCCGCCAACGTGCACGAGCAATACATCCAAGCCAAGACACATCCCGGAGAAATTGATTACATCAATGAGCACGTAAAGGATGTAACCCAAGAGACCTATGGGTTCCTTATCTTCCAAGAGCAGATCGCGCTGCTTGCACACAGGCTCGGCAAAGACCTTACGCTAGACGAGGGCAACATGCTTCGGAAGGTGTTGACCAAGAAGGGCACGGGCAAAGAAGCTCGCGTTAAGAATCGCCTCAAGCAGAAGTTCATTGATGGATGCGTATCCAAGGGAATTGGTCATGGCACCGCCGACGATATGTGGGAGAGGTTTGAATACTTCTCGGGCTATGGTTTCAACAAGTCACATGCTATCTCATACTCGGCGATCTCGTTCCAATGCGCGTGGCTATACAACTACTACCCAGTAGAGTGGATGGCATCGTTCCTCGACAAGGAGCCCGAGAAGCGCAAGGAGAAGGCAATCAACATCGCGAAGTCGAACGGCTTTGAGATTGTGGAGGCAGACATCAACACCTCCTCGTTCGTGTGGGAGATTGATCCCGACAACCCGAAGCGCTTGGTTCAGCCCCTCGCAGGACTTAAGGGATTGGGAGACGCAGCTATCGAACAAATTGTCGCGAACAGGCCGTTCAATAATATTGAGGAGTTTCTGTTCCACGACGATATCGTCTACAGCAAGCTGAACAAGAAAGCGCTGGATGTACTCGTTCGGTCAGGGGCGCTAAACAATCTAATGGACGAACGGTTTACGGGACGCAAGCACTTCTGGTCTGCGGTCGCAGTCGATCGCGTGTATAGCAAGAAGAAGTTTCTGGAAAACATCGAGGAGTATAAAGACGAAGGCGACTTTACGACCGAGGAAGAGATTGATAACAAGACGACGCTCACCGGCATCTTCCCGATGCATCTGGTGATGACCGACGACGTGAGAAGCAAACTGGAGAGTTATTATGTGCCTCCCATATCGGACTATGACCCGGAGTTGGGATTGGTGTGGTTTATTCCACGAGAGATTATAAGAAAGAAGACAAAGAATGGAAAACCATATTGGATCGTTGCAGTAATTGATTCTAATTCAGTGTTGACAAAGTTTAGATGTTGGGGTATAGTAGAAGGGAAAGATCGCATTCATTTGAATCGTCCCTATATGGGTAAATTAGATTTCGATCCTGCATGGGGTTTTTCAACTAGATCGATTAGAAGAAACTTAAGATTGTTAGGATAAAGAATATCATGGCGAAAAAAAATCGAGAGCGGAAGCGCGAAGTAAGAAAGAAAAAGACTTCTATTGGAAACAGCAAGTTTACCAAGCGCGGACAACCAGGTCCCCACGGGGGCAACAAGCATTATAAGAAGAAGTATCGTGGCCAAGGTCGACGGTAGGAATCAAATCAGAAAGGATTTTTAAAATGATTTTACAATATTATATGGTACGAGGAGGAGGCCTCGTTCCGCGACAGCAGTTCCCTCCTGTCAGGGAGAACCCGAGCGACGCCGGCCTTGACTTGCGTTGGAGCCCCACTGAGGCATCAGAAACAGTATTTAAAATTGAGCCAGGAGAAAGTGTGCTCATCCCTACTGGGTGTGTGTTCGCGATTCCCCATGGTTATATGCTGGAGATTAAGAATAAATCCGGCATCGCCCATAAGAGGCAACTTTTGGTGGGAGCTTGTGTGGTGGACAGTGGATATGAGGGAGAGGTGTTTGTTAATCTCCACAACGTAGGCACGGAGACCCAGTTCTTGTCACCCGGCGACAAGGTGGCACAAGGGGTGGTGGTCCCTGTCGTCCCGGTACGGTTTGTCTGCTCTCAAAGCCCTGACATTTATGATTGGTGTCCCATTACAATTTCTAATCGTGGTTCGGGCGCCCTCGGAAGCACTGGCGAATGAAGGCTTCCAAGCGCCCTAAGATACGCAAGGTAAACACCAAGAGGCGCAAGCAGATCCGTAAGGAATTAAACAAAGTCCTCGCCGAGCAGGCGGCTGCAATGCTAAATCATCCGGAAGAGTGTTGCTTGTGTGCGACACCTTTTGAAAGAAACAAAACCACAGTGCAGTCCTGGCATGTTACTGTTAAAGAAGACCGAGCCCTCCTCACTTGCCCTTCCTGTTGGGAGCAGGTTGAAACCCTTGCGGCCGAGAGGATGGGAAAATGAAAATTAAAGAAGCCTTAGCATATGATGATGTTCTGTTGGCGCCTCAATACTCAGACATCCGGAGCCGTTCAGAAGTAAGCATTGGGAGCCACTTCGACGGCCCCTATGCTTACGTCCCTTTGCGGCTGCCTATCATAGCCAGTCCAATGGACACCATTTCAGAAGAGGAAATGGGAGTGGCGATGTGGCAAGAGGGAGGCCTCGCCGTAGTGCATCGGTACAACACAATCGAGCGCCAAGTAGAGATAGTAGATCATGTTATTAGTTTATGTCAAGCGAATGCGGGCGCCGCGATAGGCACATCGGGAGACTATTTAGATAGAGCGACAGCCCTTTATGATGCGGGCGTGCGAATCCTATGTGTGGACGTAGCCCACGGGCACCACATATTAATGAAAGAAGCACTTCATGAATTGCGTGAGGTCTTTGGGGATGCCGTTCACATCATGGCGGGCAACATCGCAACCTTGGAGGGTTACAATGATTTGGTCGATTGGGGAGCCGATAGTGTGCGCTGTAATATTGGCGGCGGTTCTATTTGTTCAACTAGGATACAGACTGGCCATGGTGTTCCGGGCCTTCAGACAATTATTGATTGTGCTAAATCAGAAAGGGGAGCGCCCATCATTGCTGACGGAGGAATACGGAACTCTGGTGATATTGTCAAGGCTCTGGCGGCTGGCGCTGACTTCGTTATGCTTGGGTCTATGCTTGCAGGTACTGATGAAACTCCTGGAGACATAATCAACACGCGAGAGGGTAAGTTTAAGTCCTATCGCGGAATGGCCAGTAAGGACGCCCAGGTTGAATGGCGCGGCAAGACTGCATCTCTTGAAGGGATAGCCACAACGGTGCCCTGCAAGGGTCCGGTTGCCCATGTACTCGAAGAGTTGGAGCGTGGCATTCGCAGCGGCCTCTCGTACAGCGGCGCCCGAACGATCCGCCAGCTTCAAGCAAAGGCGCGCTTTATTCGCCAGACCGGAAGCGGCCAGGTAGAAAGTACAACCCACATCTTGCAATGAAAAAGACAATCCCTGCAACCCATTCGAAGCTTACGTTCTTTTTGGACTCGAAGCTTCATGAGAATCTAAAAATCAGACTCCACTATGACCAAATCAAAACTCAGAGTGAGTTTTTCCGGTACTGCGTGGAGTCCTACTTGTCGCAAGACAAATTGTTTATGGAGTTCTTGGATGATTACAAGATCAACAAGAAAGTACAATCTAAGCGCCGAGCAAATCAGTCACGAAAGTTACGTGAGAAAGGACAGAAGCTTTTACAAGATCTGGCCCTGACAGAGGAAGAAGTTGAAAATATATTTGATTTACTAGAAGAGGAGCTACCAGAGCTATGAAAGAATGTGTCAAGAAATGTGTGATAACAAAACAACCATGTGTCAATACCGATTGCAGGCTGCATATCGATTATCCTGAAGACCTAAACTGTACGTCAGTGGCCACCAAAAAACATGGGCCCCTTACTTTAGAGGAGATTGGCAAGCGCCATCAGATCAGTACTGTACGCGCAAAACAGATTGTGGACAGCGCCCTGGCCAAATTAAAAAAGAGATTAAAGCTACAAAATACTATTTAAAAGTAGCATATTTCGCGAATAATGTTAGGAGATAACCGATTATGTCAAATAAGAATCTATTAAACGAATCTCAGGTTCGTCAATTTATGAAGTTAGCGAGACTGGAGCCCCTGACTCCTGGTTTTGTGGACGGGCTTACTGAGAAGAAGCTTGCTCACGATAGCAAAGCCTTTCAGGACATTTCTGCCGACGAGGGAGGCACCCATACCGCTCACCAGCAAGGCGCTGCAAGTCATGAGGCTGCCGAGGAAGACGAGCGTGATGAGGAGCACGGCAGGTGGGGTACGCGTACCGAAGGCAACGAAGCACAGGAAACTACCGAGGAGGACTCTCTTGAAGAGCTTCGCACCGGCAAGACCGGCGCCTTGGGTCCGAAGAACGGTACCGCCAACCCTGGCCATGGCCGCGGCCAAGGCGAAGCTGCTGATGGCTCCCTCTTTGAGGAGGAAGACCTTGAGGCGCAAGACCACGACCTTGAGGATGCTGAGCACGACATGGATCACGCCGAGGATCTTGAGGACGACGCCGCCGAGGATCTTGGCGACGTGGGTCTCGACGCTGCTCCCGCAGAAGAAAGTGGAGCGATGGTTGACGTGGATCAATTCCTCGACATCCTTAAGAGTGCACTGGAGAGTGCGGTCTCGGAGATCACCGGAGAGCCTACCGAAGTTGAGGTCGCCGACGATGTGGGCGAAGTGGAAGACGAGGTCGAAGCTGACGTTGTGGACGACGGCGAGATGGACGTTGAGCTGAGCGCCGAAGAAGAGGTAGAACTTCAGGAAGATGAGACTGCCGCAGCCAACAATGAGTTGGTTGAGCGCATCACCAAGCGCGTGGCTGCCCGTATTTTGAAGAGTGCTCTTGCTGCGAAGAAGTAAAAATAACGCTTGACTTTCAAGCTATCCTAACATATACTAAAGGCTGTGGGTCCAAACCCACGGCCTTTTTTATTTGGAGTTAATATGCATGAGGTAACGAATCAAGATTTAATGATCTTCGTGGTGCTGGGTTTTGGCGTCGGCGTTTTTACAAGCTTTTATTTAACACGCTTTTTTGAAGTGCTTCACATGTGGCGTCTATTTCGCGAGGTACTAAGTTATTTGCTTTTGATGTGCTTGAAAATTGTTGAAGAGGTATCCTTCCTCGAAGAAGTAAAACAAAAGCACCTGCGACAAGCTGACTTTAGTGCTCAGCAGATTCGACAGTTTAAAGAGGTGGACGAAAGAACCTTGACAAACTGGAAGGACTCAGTTATACTAGCATTAGTAAGTAAAGCACCGCCTACCTTCCGTACCATGATGCCATTCACGAACTGGGACGAGGCAATGCGATTTCTTAATCAAACACTTAAGCAGGAGGATTAAATGAAAACAATTGATGAGGAAGAAGAGGCTCCGAAGGAGGCCCCAAAGAAGACAGAAGATGGTGATATACATTTTTCCCTAGAGGATATTCCCGAGGGTCCCCCTTTGATGGGACTTGTGGGTGACCTCACAGAGGAATCATCTCAGCAACTTGCCATGTCTTTGTTGACCCTAAACGGGGGAAGCGTCTTGTCGACGCCTGAAGACATTGAGGACCCCACAGACATCGAGTTTTTTATCTCGTCGGGGGGAGGATCGGTTAATGATATGTTTGCGGTGTATGACTTGATGCAGCTGGTGAAAAAGAACAGAGACATTGCTACGTTTGGGTACGGAAAGATTGCCTCGGCAGCGGTACCTCTCCTAGCCGCGGGTACGAAAGGAAAGCGGTACGTAGGAAAACATGCACGCCTGATGTTGCACCATTGTGCTACTAACGCCAGCGGCCCTCATCCCAACATTCGATCCAGTTTTGATGAGCTTAAAAAAGTTGAAGACATGATGGTGGAAGTGCTCGCAGCGGATACCAAATTGTCGGTCGGAGAGATATATAATATGATCTCGCGAAACACCGATGAATATTTCTCAGCCCAGGAAGCATTAGAAATGGGTATTGTTGATAAAATCATCTAATTAGTATTAGCTTACGAGGGTACCCCCATGGATATTGATGCATTAGTAGAGAGCTTTTATAGTAGCTCCGAAACAGAAGACTTGATTAACGAGGTGATGAAGCTTCTCCTCGTTGAAACTCAATCACGAAAGATAGCTTTGAGTTGGGATGGAATTCCCGACATTCCCATTTCTGAGATTCCCTGGTCGGATGTGAAAACTGTTGAGGGTGAGGGGGCTGACATCGACGGCCCACAACGTCAACAATTGATGCAGTTCCTTGATGACATCCAGGGCGATGACCTTAAAGACAAGATCGACGGCATCGCAAAGTTTTACGATGCTGATGTTTCCCAGCTGACTGCAGCTGCGGAAGGACTATCCCCCAAAAAGCAGATCTCTTACGCTCTGGGGTATCTCACTTTCTTTAAGACCCTCACGAAGATCATAGCACACTTTAATGCTTCTTCGGCAGGCTTCTCTTTTGAAGCTTTCCTGGGAGTGTTGCTGGGTGGCAAGCAGATCCCAGCGAGCGGAGCAGACACAATTGCGGATCTGGTGGATCAAAAGGGCGTCCCCATTAGCCTTAAGCTTTACACCGCAGGGCAACTTAAAGTGGGTGGTAGCTTTACCGACCTTGCCAACGACTTGCGTAAGTATGGACAGATGCAGTACGTGGCTGTCACCAAGACCCTCAATGATGAGAAGACCTCCGGAACTTTAGACTTTTATCGTTTTAATTTTACTCTTGAGAACATAGCGAACATTCTTGTTAATGCGGGCTTGCATAATCCCGAGGTTATGCAGCTTCCTGCTGCCTTTGTGTCCAACCCGGCCGGCTTTGAGGATATTGAAATCCCGGCCCCCCCTAAGATGGAGGAGTTGGTTAAAATTTATGAAGATAGGGTTAAAGAATTGGGGCGCAAATATCCGGAAGAGGTATTAATCAATGCCATCGCCGCCGTCGGGCTTCCCGAAGATACCTCCATGCTTAAGGGACAGAAGAAGATCTTCGGCCGCGATGAGTTGCCTAAAATTCGCAGCCCCAAGGTTTCTACTAGCGGCAACATCAAGCTAGCCCTTCGCATGGGTCTATTGCCCGAGGAGCCCCCTCCTTTCCCGACCAGTACGTCCAAGAAGCCAGAAGCCGTGGCTGCGCGAGAAGAGTGGATGGAAACATATGGAAAGCGCATCGGGTTGGCGCTAGACGTTTACAACAACGTGGTTGCAACTGCCTACAACGATGTGGTTGAGGCCACTAAGCGCAATATCGCCGCACGACAAGAGTTAATCAGTCGAGCCGGTGGTGAGTATCTATCGCCGGAGGAGTCGGCAGCTGCCTACAACGAGTTGTCTGACGGTCTAAAGAAGAAGGCGCTCCTCCTAACCCACGGTTATGTTAACACGGATCAGTTTGATCTTACGGAACCTCGCGTTCTAGGAATCCAGAAGCTTGCCTCCGGGAAGGCGATCGGTGACGCTGATGAGAAGACCGAACAGGCGCCAATCACGGAGGCACAGGGTGCGGGTTCTGTGGGGATATTCCCTGCAGGCCAGGAGCAGGTAAAACTTGGCTCCATTGAGGTGGGACAAGAAAAGGTGGTCGCTCTCTTAGAGAAGGTTTCTGAAATCATTGATACCTCTGTCTTTGAAATCTTCGAAGAGCTTAAGAGACTAACTACCAACATTCAGGCTTACTTTGGCAACAATCTAGAAGATGACAAGCTAGCTACGGCAGCCATCGATGCATCTGAATCTATTGGTACAAAAACCGCAGCACTGGCTGACGATGAAGAATAAAAATAGTTTGACATTTCAAATAAGTATGTTATAATAAACAATAGATGAAAGAGAGGTGACGTGTGCCTAACTGTAAATTTGAGAGTCGCTCGGACTTAAATGCGAAAGTGTTGAGAGGAGTCAATACGTTGGCTGATACCGTTGCGACCACCCTGGGCCCCAAGGGTCGGAATGTTATTTTGCATCAGCTAGGGAAAGACCCTATTATTACAAAAGACGGAGTGACTGTCAGCGAATTCGTCCACATGGATGATGAGTTTGAAAATGCTGCAGCGCAGATTATTAAACAGGCGACCGCACAAACCAACACAATGGCCGGGGATGGAACAACAACCGCCACGGTCCTCGCGCGCGAGATTCTAGTAGGCGCCCAGCGCTACATCACGGCGGGAGCATCCCCCACCGAACTTAAGCGTGGGATTGATGCGGCAGTGCTCGATCTCACCTCTGCCCTTCAGTCAGCGGCTATACACATTGAAACTCTAGATGATGTAGAGAACATCGCCACCATCTCTGCGAACAATGATCGAACCATTGGCAGGCTCGTTGCAACGGCGGTCGACAAGGCAGGCAAGGATGGGGCGATCACGATTGAAGAATCAAAAACAATCGAAACCTCTCTGGATATCATTGAGGGCTTCCGCATCGAGGCAGGCTACGCGGCCTCAGCGTTTGTAACCGACGACCGCCGCGGCGCAGCCCACTACGATTCGCCGCTCTTTTTGATTACGGATGCGAGGATTGAGACAGTCGATCAGATTTTGCCGGCCCTGGAATTAGTATCACGCGATGGTCGCCCCTTGGTTATCATTGCCGAGGACATTCAAGGCCAAGCCTTGGCAGCCCTGGTAATGAATACGGTTCGCGGGTCGATGAAAATCGCAGCGGTGAAGGCTCCTTTTTATGGAGACAGGCGCCGAGCTATCTTGGCCGACGTGGCCCTCAGCACCGGTGCAGAATTCTTTTCGACCGATTCGGAAGTGCGACTCCGAGACATTGAGCTAGCGCATTTTGGACAGTCTCGATCGATTGATATTACCAAAAGCACTACTACCATTATCGGAGGGAAGGGTGATTGCGAAGAGATCGAGCGACGTATCGAGTTGCTGAAAATAGAACTTACCGAAACAGATGATATGCGAGAGTGTGACAAGATTCAAGAGCGCATTACCAAGCTTGGTGCTGGCGTTGCCGTGATCCGTGTTGGCGCTCCTACGGAGGTCGAGATGATTGAAAAGAAGCATCGGATTGAGGACGCCCTGGAGGCAGTCAAATCGGCACAGCTAGAAGGGATGGTTCCTGGTGGAGGCGCCGCGCTTTTGCGCGCCGGTTCTGTGTTGGAGAAGACCACAGTCGAGAACGACGATCAGCAACTAGGAGTAGATATCATGAAGGCAGCAACTGCCGCACCTCTCCGACAGATGGCCACCAACTGCGGCCTCTCGCCGGACTTAATCGAAGCCAAAATTCGAAAGGCGCCGAAAAATCGCGGCTACAATTTTCGGGATTTTGAGGTAGTGGATATGTTTAAAGCGGGCATTATCGACCCTGCGAAGGTTACACGCGTTGCTTTACAAAATGCTGCATCGGCGGCTGGCACATTAATAACAACTTCGCATGCTATTGTAGAAGTATAGGGCTATTTATAGAAGCCCGGGAGATCGCCACCTATGTCAGATGAGGAACAAAGCCAGCAGCTTACCGTCATGATGACGGAGATTGCGACGAAGATGCAAGTTCTGCTGGATAAGCAGGATGAGCTAGCCGAGAACATATCTAAAATTAAAGAAGCCGTATACGATCCTGACAAGGGATTATATGCCAGACTGAGCAAGCTCGACGCTCGTCTAGATGCTTTGGAGGCCTGGAAAAACAATAATACTAAGATTTTATGGATTGTTATAACGGTCGGAGTTGGCCTCGTTTTGTCCACCACCTGGCAGGCAGTCTTTTAAAAAGGAGAAAAGAATGAGAGTAAAGCTATCTTACACAGTTGAAGAAGAAGATATTTTAAGCGAAGCGGCAAAGATATTAAATATGTCATCGGATGACATGCAACAAGCCCTCGATTTATTTAAGCACATACCTAAAGAATTACAGGGAGACCCGGACGCTGGTGAGGTCCCCAACACTTTAAAAGTATTGAATATGATAGAAGAATATCGCCAATGTTTGTTGAGCTTGGATCTGCGATTTTCTGAGGTGGCCGCGATTATAGAGGGATATGACAAGCACGTTCGTGTCGATGGCCCTCCTGATGAAGCACCCCCACCGCCGATGGAGTCGAAATAGGAATGCCGATGCCGCCTCAAGTTGGTGATTTGGTGCATGTACCTCAGGCCGTCGAACTCATAGAACATACGATTCCCCCCGAACAGGACCCCCAGCTTACAATTCCCTTGCGTGTCGTCGTAACTGATTCCCCGACAGTCGGAATAGTTACAGATCTCTTTGTGCGCGAAGGATATGTGCGCATGTTTTGTGATGGGGATATGTGGTCGGTAAAGCCCGACAGTCTGTACCCCCTGAAGGGAGAGCCCAGTCGATGATTAGATTTATAGAAGTGATAGGAGAAGTGGATTCCGCACAGCTTAGCTTAGGGGAAGTATGGATCAATGAAGCTTATGTAGTGAGCGTACGCGAAGCACGCGGCTACCGTTCGTTACTACAAGAGGGGAAGTTGCCCGCGGACCTGAACGAGGCTCACTCCTTTACAACCGTTGTTACCAATAATGGTCATAGCACTCAGAGTCACGTGGTGGTGGGGAGTCCCATGTCCGTGGCCAAGCGGCTTAAGCCTACTCCGTCCACTCTGCTAAAGGGGTAAAGAATGCCTGGACCACGCAACAGCAGTATTATTATAAAGCCGTGGGGCAGTGAGGAAACGTGGGCCAATACGTATTATGCAATGGGCCGGCGCCTAACGATTAAACCGGGCCATCGCCTCTCTCGCAAATATCACCGCACTAAAGACCTCAGCGTTAGCGTGCTGGAGGGGACGCTGATTGTAGAGGTGGGCCCCCTGATGAAGGACGCCCCTGTTAGTCAGGTGAGCCTGAGCCCAGGCGAGGGGTACTTTTTAGAAGCGGGCACCATCCATCGCTTTTCTGCGGGCCCCGACGGCGCTCAAATTTTGGAGCTTTCCAGACAAGGCGCTTATGATGCCGTTCGTTTGGAAGACGACTACCGCCGAATTAATTCGGTACCGAGCCGCGTACCTCAAAGCGATAAATAATACTTTCAGGCCTTGACAACAAAATCTCCAGTGTTATAATACACAATGTAAGCGGTACAGCTTACCATTTTAAGGAGATAAAATATGTACCCCGTTCTTAGTAACAACCTACTGCGCAATCAGCGCGCCCTGCTGGACACTGTGTTCGGCGAGGATTTTTTCAGCACCCCTGCCTCTGGTGTGATTGATGATTATTCGGTGCGCACCAATGTGACCACCACTGATGAGGAGTATCGTATCGATGTCGTTGCTCCGGGTCTCGATAAGAGCGACATGAATGTTAAGGTTGAAGGCAACCAGCTTTATGTTTCTTATGATAACGAGAATACTGATAAGACTGAGCGAGTTTACTACCGTTCGTTCACTCGCTTCTGGAAGCTTCCGGCTGACGTCGACGCAACCGCCATCCGCGCCGACTATAAGCAGGGCATTCTGTCCGTCTTTGTTCCCCGCGAGACGGCGCCCACTACTTCCATTGATATTGCCATTAAGTAATATAGGGAACTAATTAGAGTTGATGTATTTACGTCAATCTAATAAATGGAAAGAATGGTTATTGCAGGAGGCGATCGAACAAGCTGCCGGTTTGCCTCCTGTAGTAACCCAATTTCTAAGACAATTAGACCACAACCTTGGTCCCGTCGACGGCACACACCTGACCTGGATCGGTAAAAGCGTCAGAGAGCAGCGTCACCCCCAATTATTTACGCGCGAAGAGCTTTATGAAATCAGGCGCCACCTTAAGCAAGCGGTGGATATCACCCGACAGAAGCGCGGAATTGACGACAACGAAGTCTTCGGTGAGCTTTGGGCCGAGGCTCTTGCCCCCCTGATAAAGTTCAGGGCAGAGATTGATAAGCAAAGCCCCAACATTACTGACATAAAGAGATTCAAAAAGAGCTTTCTGAAGAACCTGCGTAAGTTGGAAATTGAGCCCGAGTTTATAAAATGGCTTGATTCTTACGTTGACGAACGCATGGAAATAGGCGTACGCAATCACTTTCAGGAGTGGATTAAGCCCATCATGGCGCTCCTGAAGGAGGATCCTCTGTCTTACGATGACTTACGAGAAGAGAGCGGACTGGAAATGGCTGCTATTGCTGCCGCAGAGATCGCGGCCAATCCCCCCAAAGCCAAAGAGCAAATAATCCACGAGTTTGATAACGGATATTTTTGGTATGATATTAGAAGTAATCACTGTGATTTTGAAGCCAAAAAGATGGGGCACTGTGGTAAGGGGGAACATGGGACCTTAGTTTCTTTGCGCAGCGGCGAAGGACGAAGTGTCAAACCCATGATCACTATGGACTTTGACGGTAGCGCTATCTATCAAATCAAAGGCAAAGCCAACAAAGCCCCGGCGGAAAAGCTCTGGCCTTATATTCACTGGTTTATTGAGAACATGGGCGTTGAACGTATTCTTGAGGATGGCCGCGGCAGTGCTGACGGCGAAGGTTTTTTCAAGCTGCTACAGCACCTTGTTAAAAAGTATGGTAAAGAAGGGACGAAGCAAATCAGGTTCGAGGAGTCGTGGACCGAAGAGGCCGACGAACTACTTAATCAATTTGAGCCCACTATTGAAACCAACACTCAAACCTTCTTAGAATTGGATCGCGCTGAGGAAGGCGGCGATGGTGAGGTGGGTGTTGTGCTGCGACACCAAGTTTTCTGGCCCGTTAAAGATGCCATCGTAGATGAAGATGCGGATCGTTTAACTTGGGAGATCAAGCAGGATGCCCAGGCATATGCTAACGACACTCTTTATCCCAACCCGCGCGTTCTCCGCGCCGATGTCTTTCCGCGAGGCGTTCAGGACGGGTATCCTGAGTCCGCCGTGCTTCGTATCGAGCTTTATTGGTCAGATTCCTTTGAGCCCAAAGATCTCAACAATGACGAGCAAGTGAAACACGAGGTGGGGCGCCTCTTAGAATTCCTAGACGAAGTCCAACACATTTCCCAGTGGCTCGTCAATCCGACCGCGATACGCCCAGATGCCGAGTTTGATTACGGAGCGTTCAAAGAACGAGTCCGAAAGAGACTAGAGGCATACGGTGTTTACCGCGACCTTCCCGCACGGACTGACGGGGATGCGCCGCAGACGGACCTCCAATCGTTCGCGGGTATACCTATCCTGCGCCGAGCGGAGCCCGAGGGGGAAGCCGAGACGGATCTCCCCCTCCAAGAGTGGCGCATTATACAGCGTTGGTCTAAAATTATTAAATAAAATCATAATCTTCGCCGTTAAAGAGTTGCTGCTCCCTAGTTACTAGTAGACAAAAGGGTTAGAAAGGACTCAAGGTTGTATGCACAAAAATAGCGTCCCACGGGAGTATGCAGGTATAGATACCCTTATGTAGTGATGAAGTAACCTAACACGGAGGTCTATTCGTGCGTAGGTGGATTAAAAATTTAGTAGTTATAACTTCTTTACTTTTAGTAAGTTGTAGCACCCCCCTTGTATCCACAGATACTTCCCCTGCGTCTTCTAATAATTCTGATTTAATTGAGACCGAAGCTCTTTCGGCCCCCATTGAGGTGCAAACCGTATTTGGAGAGGCCCTCGAAGTATTTGATGCTCCCAATCTTTCTCTTAGCGAACAGCGCGCCCGCCAGGCTGCGGTAAAAGTTCGTTCACTACTACAAGACGGCCACGGATCAGGAACATATATGATCGCCTACGGCCGGCGCATTGTCGTCACTGCCGCTCACGTTGTCCGGAGCGAGAGCGTCATGGCAATCGACGGTCGAGATGGTGAGTCGGTCGTAGGCAAGGTCGTCTTTGTGGACGACGATGTAGACTTGGCGTACATTGTGGTACCCGAGATGGAGACACGTACGGCCATTCGTTATCGCCCTGAGCGCAAATACGACGAGCGATTGATTGGAAGTAAGCTTACTTACACTGGTTTTCCCTCTCATCATGACCTATTAACAATTCGTGGCTACGTGGCCGCCTTAGAACAAAAAATGATTGTTACAAATATGTTTGGCTGGTTCGGCTCGTCTGGATCCGGTGTTTATGATCCTCACGGTCGCTTTGTGGGGGTGGTGTCTGGCGTAGACGTCGGGCGCTTTGGCTTTGGGTTGCGTATCCCGCTGGAATCTATTGTGTGGGTTGCCCCGGCCAGTCAGATTGATCACCAAATGTTAAAGGTGCGCATTAAGACAGCCATCCTACCAGACACCATAAACGCCTTCCCAGGCGCCGCCGCACCTAGGCGGGGAGGCCTACAGGATTAGGGCCATGAAACGCTTCTTTGTACTTCTGGCAATCTTGGTATTAGTGGGGTGCATCGAAGGAGACTATGCTCTCTACAACTTACACGAACCTCCTCCTGCAGAAGTGATCGAAGTTCCTGTAGAAGTTGAAGTTCCTGTAGAAGTTATAGTTGAAGTTGAAGTTCCTGTAGAAGTTATAGTTGAAGTTCCAGGCGAAGGCGGCGACGTCTGGATTGATTCATTCGAGCAGCCCTTCACGATGGACGGGATTGATATTGTGTGGCTTATTGATCGCTCTGGCTCGATGCACCAGCACGCCGCGTCCGTGGTGGCAGGAATTGAACAAATGATGCTGTCTCTTCCCCCGGCCGGTTGGCGACTGGGAATCACCACCACCGCATGGCAGAACGCAGCTTCAGCTCAAGATTTTCCTCTCGTCCCCGGCGACAGTGTGCAAGACGCTTGGGACGCCTATAACAACCTGGGCAACCACGGATTAGAGGCGGGCTTCGATGCATTGTATGCCTACCTTCTAGAAAATACATATAATCAGTCGTGGCTGCGTCCCGATGCCGGCCTTTTGGTTGTTTTTGTGAGCGATGAAAATGAGCAGAGTCATCGAGACTTCGCGTCTACCCCGGCAGGTCTATCTGATTTTATCAATTGGTATGGGATGCAACGCAATTCGGTTTTCTTGGCCAGCATAGTTAACGTTGATTCGACCCTCAACGAGTGCGCCTGGCATGTACCTCCATATTATGTGGGAGATCGCTACATGGACGCTACCAACGCTTTTGGGGGTGTCGTGGTAGATATCTGTTCCGAAGACTGGGCCCCTGGAGTCCAGGCCGCCACTGCTCAGGTTCAGCCCCACGAAGAATGGCCCCTAACCCACGTACCCATTGAGGACACGTTGATAGTGTTTGTAGATACTGTGGAGTTCGCCGATTGGTCTTATAATGCGCTAAATAATAGTGTGGAATTTGCGACTATTCCGCCCGAGGGTTCATTGGTGGAGATAGGATATGTAATAGATCATCAAGGCGGCGACGATGATGACAGCGCCGGCGACGATGATGATTCGGCAGGGAGTTGACTAATTATGAATAATAAAGAGGTACTTGTTTTGAAAGATAAATGGAATCCGGGAGCCCACGAGGTTCCCACAGCCCGAGCACTGGAAATGGTGGAAGTTAATGATGCAGAGTTTAGAGAAACGCCCTTCCCCCTTTCCCTGGAGACACAAAAAAGATTATTAGAATTAATCTACCGACGAAAATCAGGTATAATTACTAGACAGGAGTTGATAAATGTTCTCTATAATCAAGAAGATATTGAACCGGGCAACATCATTCGATGCGTTATCTAAGCGTATCACCCAAATAGAAGCCAAACTAGAAAGATTTGAAAAGCTGGCCGATGAGAATGAATCATTGTGGCAGTACTTGGATGAGCAGAAGGAAATGGATAACCTATTTGTAGGAACGGCCGAAGAGTTCGAAGAAGAGTTTACGGATATGATGCTTCGTAACATGAAACCCCATGGCGATGCGTAACCGTGTCTATCTTTTTGATGTGGACGGAACACTAACCCCGCCGCTCACCGAAATCAATGATGAGTTCGCTGACATCTTTTTAAGATGGGTGCACGACAAGAAGCGCCACGTTTATTTGGTGACAGGTTCCGACATTGCTAAGACCAAGCGCCAACTCTTTAGTTCCTTTATAGACCAGTGCGCGGGTATTTTTACGTGCTCAGGGAATGTGTACTATTCCAAGGGTCGTAAAATTTATGAAAAGAAGCTTGAGTTGCCTGATGATTTTATAGACAACTTGGAGCTATATCTTGAACATGGCACTTCGTGGCGTAGGAAGACAGGGCGCCACATTGAAGTGCGACCCGGAATGGTCAATTTTAGTACGGTAGGGAGAAACGCGTCTCCTAATCTGCGGGAAGCCTACGGCAGATGGGACTTCCACTCTCGGGAGCGAGAGGATATTGTTGATTATATTCAGGGGATCTATCCGGATTTTGAGGCCTCTATTGGGGGCACCATTTCTGTTGATATTTATCCCGCGGGGTGCAATAAAGCCCAAGTGGTTGAAAAGATCCACGAAGTCCACGGTACCGATGTCGAGATGATCTTTACTGGGGATCGCAATGTTCCAGGGGGTAATGATTGGCCACTGGCGCAGGCGTTGGAGAAGTTACCGGGCTCTAAGTGGTTCCAGGTCGAAAGTCCAGCAGAAACGCGTGCCCTAATAGAGGGTAACGAACTATTTATATAAGTATGAAAAACTATATTCGCATGTTTAATGAATTTTTGCTGGAGGCGGATGACCCATCCTACTATCAGGAAACCTTCTATTTTACCATGCTTATCACCATGACCAAGGATAGGGGCGGCTCACGTGATGAAACAAAAAATGATATCCGGGCCCTTCCCGAGGTTCTCACTGTTACTTTAGTAGAGCCTGAAAAGGGCGGCATCCAGAAAGACTTGGGCACCAAGTATCTTTCTACGCTAAAGTGCCACGTACGTAAACCACGGGATCTGAGCAAAGAAGTGATGATGAAGAGAATTGTTAAAAGCTGCGCCCGCTTGACCGGAGTGTCAGTTCTGCGCTACAAGGAGAAAAAACCAAAGCAACGCAAAAAAGCTTTCCACGGGTCTTACAAGATTACGGAAGAAGCTTCTTATCAGAAGTCGCCTGCTCGGATTGCACGCAACAAGCGCGGCTTTGATCGGCTTACCCAAAAGGGGCCTAATGATTCCGGACCCTACAAAGCCCTCAAAGATGATCCTGATTGGGAATCGGCACCTCCTGGTGCGGAAGGCGGGGGAAGCGCCCCGGCTCTCGAAGAGGATCGGGATGCGAAGTCTCGCTCAAAGGGTTTGAAAATCAAAATTCACCCCAAAGATGAGTATCTTACCTTTAGTGTCCACGATAAGTTGAACCCTAAAATCTGGAACGCAGACCATCAGCTGCGCCCTGGCGTCCGGGGAGCACTCCAGGCGATCGTCGACGAATTTATGTTAGGATTAGACTTGGATATTGATATAAAAGATGTTATAATAACTGGGTCGATCGCAAACTATAACTGGTCTAAGTATTCGGATATTGATCTGCATATTTTGGTTGATTTTGCAGAAGTGAATGACAATGAAGATATGGTAAAACGATTTTTTGATTCAATACGCTCCAACTGGAACAAGTTGCACGACATTCGTGTCAAAGGCCATGAGGTAGAGATTTATATTCAAAATGAACATGAACCTCACGTTTCGACTGGCGTCTACTCGCTATCAGAGGGAGAGTGGCTTACTGAGCCCGTGATGGAGAGGCCCTTGATAAACAAGCGAAGCGCTAATCGTAAGGCAGAGGGTATCGAAAAAGAAATCGATAAAGCCGCTCGGCGCCTAGAGAGGGGCGATGTTGATGGCGCTCTCGATGTGTCGATGGCCATACGGGAAAAAATCAAAAACATGCGGAAGGCCGGCCTCGAAGCTGGTGGCATCTTTTCGCCGGAAAACTTAGCGTTTAAAATTATGAGACGCTCCGGCGCCATCGGCAAATTGCACGATACCTACACTCAGGCTTATGATTTGTCTTTGAGTGTAGATCAATGATTAAGATAAGGATGAAGAGGATAGATAAAAAAGGAGGAGCAACCGTGGTTTTGCTCAATAGCGACGATGAAACATTAATCTTGTTGCGTCCGGCTGCAGCGCACTGGGCGCCCGGAAAGTGGGGGCTTCCTGGAGGAAAGATTGAGCCAGACGAGAGTCCTGAAGATGCCGCAATCCGAGAAACTCAAGAAGAAACCCAACTTGTGGTGAATAATTTAAAAGAAATAGCTGTGCGACTCCCTCCCAAGGACTTTGAGGACGAAGGAGTGTGGGGGTTCTATACCAGAGACTATGCGGGTGACATTGAAATTGATTATGAACATGAAGACTATATATGGGTAGGGCGGGACACTATAGAAAATTATTCTCTTGCGCCAGGAGTTTTAAAAATGTATGAATGGGTATTAGAAAATGAGTGACGGAGACAATGTCGAGGAAGAAAAGCAAGAAACCATCGCACAGGCCAAAGAACTCAAGCCGAAAAAGTTACCGCGCCTTGCACCCGAGGGCATTCGAACTTTTACAGTAGCACGTCAATATGATGAGACGGGAGTATCGGGCGAGGGGGTTGTGATTGAGGGGGTGACTTTAGCGACTGGCCAGTGTGTCGTACATTGGTTGTACCCTCCTCCTCGCGGCGGTATTGCTATCTTTGATTCAATGAACGATTTCATTAAGGTGCACATTTTGCCGCACCCCTCCAACCGTACGATCATTACTTACGATGATGGCGAACAAGAGAAGTTTGGACTATTTAGTGATGAGGAAAAGCCAGATAATGAAAAAGATTCTGACTGAAGAGAGGCTTCTTGAACTTGCTGGTTTGCGTCAAGAAGCTCCCCGTACTGATACCCAAGCTCTGGAGCCAGGTTGGCGCGCTGCAAGAGGTCAGGATAAAACAGTTGCCCTCAGCCCTGTTGAATTTCAGCGTGAACTAGCGAAAGAGGTTGATTTAGAAAATTGGTCTGAAGAAAAGATAGAACAAGCGTGGCGCCGCTGGTCTGCAGAAAAGCGAAAGGCTGAGGAAGCGAATAAGCCTCCCCCTCCTCCGGCATCCGTCGTTGCACCCACAGCTAAGGGTCCGTCCCCCGATCAGACTCTCTCGTTGGATGCGGTTGAAGACCCGACTGGTTCAGAGTTTCGGGAGAAATGGAAGGGCAAAAAGTATACTGAGTCAGAGCGCTTGTTTCGGCATTTTTTCGGTAAGTATGATGACGACGCGCTAGCATACATGATGCATAACGACGACAGTCTGGAGGATATAATCAGATCGCTCTACGGCTGGCAACATCCTCGTTGGCGCGAAGAGGGGATCCAAACGCCTGCGACTGACACTATTAAAATAGCTCAGGAATTTGAAAAAGAAAGAAAACCTATTGATGGATACGAAGAGGAATTCTTGGACCGGCTGCAGAAGTACCAAATGCGTACGGGCAAAGCTGAGTTTGAACCGTCGCGAGAAATTCAATCGCGAAATCTTGCTAAAGAGAAAGCGCTGACAGACATAATTGAAAAACATAAGAACGATCCGCGCTTTCCAGAAGAGCTGCCTCCGCTCCCTCACGCCGGCGCCTACGGCATGAAACTAGACGAGTATGCTGCTTATCTCCAACAAATCTTTAAAGATGAGTACGAAGATCTATATAAAAAACATCTAGGTGCCCTACTTTCTCCTTGACACTCCATTCTTAGGGTGTTATTATTAATAATAACCAAGGAGGTAGAAATGGTTTTTCATGGCGATTACGAAATAGAGTTTGAAATCTATAAAACCAATCAAGGTACCATCCTCTCAGAATTATTGGGCCACATGGTGGGACTTACGGCAGAAGATGCGCGTGAACGATGGCTTGAGCAACACAGCTCTGCGATCCCCTGTGAGGATGAGCAAATTGTTGCGGTGGTGCCTGTATTAACATGAGGATTGAAGTAGGAGATTTAGTGAGAATCCGAGGACGCGATTGGCTCGGACGCCCGTTGGCGCTTGTTACTGAAGTTCGTCGCCTGGTTCACGACCAAAGTGGCGAGGGCTACACGGCTGTGAGTGCTGTTTCCGGGGGAGAAATCTTCACGTTCTCAGAGAAAGACTTTGAGCTTATCCGAAAAGGGCGCCCAAATGAAAATGAATAGGCTGGTGTGGTTTAGTTTGCTGTTGGTGGGCTGCGCGCATATCTCGCCTCCCACTGTGACGGGAGAGTGCCCACATGATCGTCCGGTGAAAGGAAATGCCACCTCCAACATTTACCATACACCGAAGAGCCTCTATTACGAGCAGACTTCTGCGGAGATTTGTTTTGACTCAGCACAGACAGCCCGCAAGCACGGATTTATTCCCCCAAAAAGATGATTTTTTCTTGACATAGTCGTGACATCTTGCTACACTAAGAGAATAGGAGGCTATGTTTATGGATAGTCAGAAAACCAACGAATTGTATGAAAGGTTTCCTCATTTGTACCGCGAGAGATCGGCTCCACTGGAGAGTTCGGGGATGCCTTGGGGATTTCAATGTGAAACAGGATGGTATAAAATAATTTACGAAATGTCAAAAAAGATCGCAAAGATATCGACAGAGGGAGAACACGCACCGGCAATTTCGCTGGTTTCGAGACACGAAGACGGGACGCTATATGTTGCAGTCCGTAACATCACACCCCCGATTGCCGATATCGTTATGAGTGCTACAGAACAGTCGCGTTTAACGTGCGAGTTTTGTGGCTACACTCCGGCATTCCTCAGAGAGGGGAAGGGCCCTCACGAGGGACGTATCGCCTGTGGACGTTGTGTGCGCAAGGCGACGGGTACCCAGTCCCCCAAGACACGAAAACCCAAGAGAAAGCCACGTAGGGCGCCTGACACGATTGTGGTGAAAAGGTGATGGATACTTTGGTTGTAGGCGATTTAGTTCGCGATAAATTGAACAAGGATGATGGATCTTACGGTATAGGAGTGATAGTGGGCCTTCGAGATGCCCCCGATCCCCCTTATTATACGTTGGAGGAAGATTATCCAAAGTATGCTGATGATGGGATGCCGGGGAAACGGTATGATGTTTATTTTACAAGATTTGAAAGAACAATAACATTTCATGGAGATTACCTTGAAAAAGTTTGATATGGACGCTTATATTAAGCGAAGAATAAGAGAGCTACGGGGAGAGAAGATGTACACATCTCAGCCTGGCGACGAAGTAGGTCGCTACATTGAGCGCCGCCTTCGGGAATTGCGTGATTGTCAGGATAATGGATCTACCCTTGACAAAAGCATCCTGGGGTGCTACACTGTAGGTACGATGGGAGATGACGATGGCGAGAGCTAGATACATTCCGGGCGCTTTAGTAGAGGCCCGAAACTCAAAATATGGAAAGGGGTTCGGGATTAT